TACCATCTGCAAAATCTTCAAAGTCACCAGCAACAGAAAAAAATACTGTTTGTGGTTGTGTTGTTGTTCCAGCAAACACCAACCTTTCTTCATAAAAACTTACACACGCTGGAAAACCAGTTGTCGTAGAAAATGCTCCCAGGCTAAAATCATCATCGGCTTCTAATAGACCAGCGACAGTGATTGATTGACCAGCTGCTTCATCAACAACATCTACAGATGGAGCAAACAACATTGTATCGTCTGTTACCTGGACAAGTAATGCAGAACTATTATTGTTTGCAGACGTACCAGCACCAGTAATAACAACCTTTTGTCCTACCTTAAAACCTTCTTTTACAAAGTTTGCTGCACTATCGACTATTCTATCATTATGTTCTAGTCCAGTAGCGCTTGGATCTCCTTCAGCAAAACTTAATGTAGTTGCTGTCATGCTTGGCATTAGTTCAGTTCTGCCAGCTGTGTTTTCCTGGACAGTTGCAGTTGCAGTTGTTGCATTAGTAAATGCTGTTATTTTTGCAAAACCATCATGCAGTTTAACTAGTCTGCCAACATCTGTTGAAGCAAATAAATCTGCACTGGCGGTTATTGTAACACTACCAGTTCTACCATTAGCTGTTAATGTTGTGGCTGTAGTATTAGGATCTTGCATAGGACCACGCCTAAAATCCACAGCAGTAAATGTCCAGGCTGTATGACTTGTCCTGGTTATTTTATAAACTGGATGCGATGGATGTACCAGGTACATTACATCTGCGCTTTGTGTAAACTTTATCTGTGCAACTTGAGCAGACGTATAAACAGTTGTAACTTCTACCGCAGATCCGCCACTTGTTACAGTTCCGCCATCTTTATGTATTCTAAAATATTCATTACCAAATTCTAATATGTAGGCTTGCTCAACATTAAATTCAAAAGGTATTAGCCTGGTTGCATTAGCACTGGTTTTTACTGTGTTTACATAGATTGTGCCTGGTCTACGACTAGCACCGCCATGAGGATGAACAGTAAAATTCTGCATGGTTTTAGAACCATTAAAATATTTACTTATATCAGTTCGGCCATCTAGCCTTGGCGATAGCTCACCAGCTGTAAAGTTATTTAGAGTTGGTGAAGCCTTGGCCATTACAATCTCGCATTAATAAACGTATTAGCAGCTAATACTTCACTATCAGTTATACTTGCAGTATTTGTGGTGTTCCCTTCTGTAGCATCTACAAACCTAGCTTCTGTAAGTTTGTTTCTATAAAGATCGTACATTGTTGCAGTTAATGTTGTACTGCCTATTAAAGCATAGGCTATGTCGGCAGCCATTGCCGCTTCTATTGTGTTGATAAGTAATTGATCGTATTGGTTTGGATCTGTAACTCTACTTACAAAAATTAAATTGACTGTGCTTTCATCGCATAAAAGCTTTCTGCCTTCTATTTCAAATTTTATTTCTGGATCTGAAAGTTTTAATACTCGCAGACAAAATGGATCTGTAGGTAATGTGAATTGACTAGAGAATGTAAAACTAGGTGCTACTGAATCAGCTGCTAGTGTTTGCCTGGATATTAAACAGTTCCAGGGATGCGCCCTAAAGACACTATCTCTTACAAATTCATATCGCTGATTGCATATTCTACCAGCTTTACTATCTTCTGATAATGCAAGAATAGTAGATGCGCCTATCATATTTAATGCTGAATTACATATATCAACCGCAGAAGCCATTATTAATTCCTATAAAAAAGACAGCGCATTGCTGCGCTGCCCTGGTTGTTAGTTCATAACGTATTCAATAATGAATGACATTGTACCAGCAGTACCGCCAGTTGCATTAAATGTTGCGGCAACATAGTAATGACCGCCTGGATCTGAGGAATCACCAGCTATAGTGTAAACCTCTTGACCAGCAGTGCTTATATCTGCGGCTTCAAATCTTACATCTGTCATAGCAGCTGCATCAGCAACGGAGCTTGCAAAGCAATCTTCGTCTTTGACCACGCCAGCGCTAGTATATAATCCAACATTAAAAGTACAGCTACCGCCAAATGTGTCAGTACCTACCTTTAATGAGCTTATTCTAGCGTGAGTTGGTATTGGAGCGAGCATAACAATATCATTGTCTGTGCTATCTCCAGCTGCTAGTTCGATAGTGCCTTGAGCAATCCTAGTTGTTCCAGTTAACAAACCAGCACTACTCATTGTGTATGTAGCTTCAAAATTGGCTACGAGATCAGAATTTTTTGTAGTCATTTTCTATCTCCCTTATGCTGATTCATCACATAGGACAGAAACCACTTTAGCTTCTTCCATGCGAGTTGCGCCAAATGTTGAACAATAAAAGACTTGTGTGCTATAGCTCTTATCAGCACGCTCATCAATTTTCGCCATTACATCTTTTCCTACAGCCATCTTGATCCCATCTTCAGCCCAGGCAAAGCAAGTTCTGATATTGGATGCCACAGCTAACCTTGTAGACATTATGAATTTAAAACCCATAAATGTATCTACTTCACCAGCAACAAGCGCTTTCACAGTATTAAAATCGCTTGATGTGATTTGTGTAGTACCAAGTAATGCTTCAACTTGTGCTGGAGCTACTGCAATATATCTTGGAATAGATGGATCAACAGAACCTTCATCCAAAATTTTCTTTGCGCTTATTAGCTTTGCTATAGTTAAATCAGCTGATCCGTGAGCAATAATATTACCAGACAACATAGATGTATCTGTGCTACCGCTGGATCCAGTTTTGGCTGTACCAGTTGCAGCAGTAATAATCGCATCATCCATTGACCTACCCATTGCCGCCGCAGCTGCTTGAGCATAAGTAGATGTAGGATCAATCAACATTCTTATTTTGTCGGCATCGTCAATTAGATCCGCCCACTCATAAGAATCCATAGTTACCATTCGTCTTGAATGAGGTGTATCAAGGATCTGTGTGTCTTGATGCCTTGATGTTCTTTTGACCGCAGCGGTTGCACCTACCTGGTCAAAAAAGGCTTTCTCACCAGTTACAGATTCCTCTGATACAGAACCACGGAGCAAAGATCCTCTTTGCTGCGATAATAACTGTACGTTAGAACTAAACTGATTAACGAAAGCGGTAGTGATTTGTGAACTCATTTCACACTCCGTTAGTTTAAGATTAAAATTAAAACGCTACCTGGAGAAACCAGACGTAAGTTATTTGGTTTTGCGAGGGCCTTTGCTTATCTCGACTACTTTAGATGGCTTTTCTTGTGAAGGACCATTTGGTTTATCTCCAGCACCGCACCATGCTAAATACTTATCAGCTCTATTTAGTGGATCATCTATGATCCTACCAGATCCAGTTTCGAGTACCATTCTCAAAACTTCGAGCCTAAATTCTCTTTCATCCATTATATCATCTCCCTATATCTCATAGCTTCGTCAACATAAAAGCTATGTTGTGGATGTTTTGCATCCCAATAAGGTGTACTTGGATCTGTAAGTTCTGCTAACTTTTCAGAAGCTTCATTAGGTGATAATCCGCCAGTAGTTTTTACGCCAGCAAGCGTATCTTCACCCATTTTTTCTTTCATATATTGTCCGATATTAACCATTGTCTTAATAATTGCTGGATGATCGCCTAGTTTCATACCATTATTTAGTGTTAAATCTTCAAATTCTTCTACTGGTATAGCGCTAAAATTGTCTAAAACGCCTTTTCCTACAGCCATTCTATCATCAAATGCCTGGCCATATTCCTTTTTTAGCTCTAATGATACCTGGTTTATTTGATCTTCAGTCACATTTGCTGATTGTTGGACCTGGCTGCCGCTATATTCGTTATATTTATTTAACAAATTCTGCGCCTGGTGAGGTAATAATCCCACTTCATGCGCTGTTTTCTTGAACCATTTAACCATATCAGCGTTTTCTGCTTGGCCTTCGGCTAGTTTATTCTCTAATTGGTAATCGTCAGCACTTGCTGGCCTACCAACTTTATCATAAAAACTGTTCCAATCGTCTGATGTGGCAAACTTACCAGGTTTTACAACCTTATCTGCACCTATCATAGACTGTGCATTGACATAACTTTTTATTAATCCTGGCACATCTTGGATAGTTTCTAATGATTTATGATCTTTTATATCTTCTGGAATATCTGAGCGCCAATTATATTGCACTGGCTGCGCAGACGGAGCTTGTCCAGCATCTACTGGAGCTTCCGCTACCTGGGCTTCTTCACTCATGTTTCTACTATGTCCTCTCTAGTTTTTGGTTCTTGCAGCATTGATAATAAAAATAAGACTACAGTGCGCTGCCCTTCTCTGTAGGCTGTTTCGTTTGGATCTGCTGAAAATGTAGATCCGTTAATGTGATACCTGGCTTGTAAATCTTTCATTACAATCTGGCCATCTTCAGTATTTAATAATGTTCTGTAAGCTGCTCTAAGATCGTCTATGCTCATTGCGCTTGCTCGGTTGTCGCATTAACTGCTCGCAATGCTGGTGCTGCATTACCAGCTGCTTCTGCTACTTGCTGTGCTTGCATCAATTCTGCTTGCTGTTGTTGTACTGCTGCCCTTCTTTGTCGTATCTCGGCAACTTCTTCATCACCTCGAATAGCTGTTGCTGGTACAGATAAAGCTTTGACCATATGTTTGGTTAGGCCATCTGAATCTAAATAATCAATAATACTTGGATCTACACCTACAAGTGGCTGCATTAACTCTAGTAAACGCAATGCTGATTGCACATCACCAGATCTTTGCGCTTTGGCTAGAGGTGATACATATTCTATTTCTATATCAATATCTTGCATAAATTCTGGTGCAACCTCAAAAGCTTCTTGCCTGGCTAAAATATTATAACAACGAGTTATAAGTGGCTGTAATAGTTCAGCTTGCAACCTTCCTAATACTGGTCCTAACAAGCGCATCTTTTCTTCAGTACGCTGGACAACTTCTGTTGCTGTCATTTGCGGTCCTTGACCTAGTATTAACTGGTCAACGTAGAAAGCCGATTGTATAGCTTTTCTACGCTGTTCTTCCATATTTAGACCTAATGGATTGTTTGCACCTATGTTTAATGGTTCTATTCTATCCCTTGATCCAGACCT